AGGGGATCCAGGGGCCTGCCGGACCAGCAGGAGCCGACGGGGCGGATAGCACCGTGCCAGGGCCACAAGGACCGCAAGGGATCCAGGGGCCTGCCGGACCAGCAGGAGCCGACGGGGCGGATAGCACCGTGCCAGGGCCACAAGGACCGCAAGGGATCCAGGGTATCCAGGGAGAGACCGGCGCTACGGGACCAACCGGACCAGCGGGAGTGGCCAGCAAGGCCTACCAGGCGCTGGGATCCGCGATCAAAGCAGAGACGGTGAACTTCCCGCTGCAGATCTGCAACGTTTCAAGCAACCTGACCGACGCGCAAGTGAGATACGCGGCCGTCTACCTGGACCAGGCAGCAACGCTGACCGGCGTGCGGGTTTACGTGAGGGTGGCCGGAGTTTACACCGGCGACCAGGTGAACGGCGTCGCGCTGTACAGCTACAGCGGAGGCACGCTGACCAAGGTGGCGGAGAGCGCCAACACGTCGACTCTGTGGACGGCAGCGGCCAACGCGATCCTGAGCATTCCCTTCACCGGGACCTACGCAGCGGCAGCCGGTGTTTATTTCGTGGGCCTGCTGTACAACCAGAGCGCCCAAACCACAGCACCTGCCCTGGCGACAGGCACCGCGCTCAACAACGCAGCGATGGCCGCGCTCGGATTTACCAATTCAGCAAAACTGTACGGAACCGTCAATACACAAACCACGCTACCCGCGTCACAGGCAAGCTCCGGGATCACCGCAGCGACAGCCCCAACCTGGGTGGCCCTATACTAAGCAACATGGAAAGAAAGTTTTTAGACATGAAAGCCCTGGACATCGACACCAAGAACCGCAAGGTGAAGGTAGCGATCAGCCGCATGGCCGCAGAGGACCGGGACAAAGACACCATAGACTTTGGAGCTTTTGACCTGACCCTGGCCGCCAAGGGACCGAAGGGAGCCAACGAGATCTGGCACCTGACCGACCACGGCTGGCGGATAGCGGACTCGGCGCTTTCAAAATACGAGGAGATGGGCATACAGGGCGACCTGCTCTACGGCGTGGCACCCTACCGGGATAGCTGGCTTTGGAGAGAGGTGGCGTGGCCGCTATACGAGGCCGGCGACATCAACCAGCACAGCATCGGATTTAGGATCGTGCGCAGCGAGATGAACGAGCAAACCGGGATCCGCAACATTAAAGAGATCGAGCTGTGGGAAGGATCCGCGGTCCTGTGGGGCGCGCAGCCGGACACGCCCGTGATGGAGCTGGTTAAAAGCCATTTCCAGAACCGCAAAGAAAGCTACGAGGACCGCCTGGGCTGGATCATCAAAGCGATCAAAAGCGGAAAATATAAGGAGGACGAGAGCCTCCTGGTTTTAGAACTGAAAGAACTGGAGAGTTTCAGACAACTAGCAACAGACCGAAAGGGCAGCCAGACGCAGGAAACTGACATGGCCACGCAGCAACTGATGCTCGGGATGAAAACGATCCTGATGAAATACTGACCATTTTACGCAACCCCCAAAAAGCAATAAGCAATGAAGGACGAATTAAAAGAGTTTCTGGACCAGGTGGACCAGAAGCTGGCCAAGGGCCAGGAGAACGCAGCCGCGCTGCAGCAGCAACTGGCCACAGAGGCCAAAGCAAGGACCGAGGAACTGGGCGCTACCGTGAAGCAGCTCAGCGAGGACCTGGCGAAAAAAGACATCACGATCCAGGAAATGCAGACCAAGGTGCTGGATTTCATCGCCAAGCAAGGCAAGCTGGTACCCGGCGAAGGCGGAGCAGGCGAGGATTACAAGGACGTGGGCAGCATTTTCGGCCACATGATCGCCAAGAACGTCGGCGCTTTCGCGGACGTTTTCAACAAGAAAGGCCTGAGCCTGGAGCACAAGGTCGTGGGCGACATGACCACATCCGGTAACCACACCGGCAATAGCTTGATTCAGCAGTTTCAGCGCCCGCCGATCGTTTTCCCACAGTTCCGCCACATGAGGAGCATCCTGAACGTGATCCCTTCGGACGCGCTCGTGGTTGACTACCCAAGGGAGAAAACCACAGACGGCGAGGGATCCTTCGGCCCACAGACCGAAGGCAACACCAAGGAGCAGCTGGATATTGACACGGAGATGGTGAACCTGATCCTGGATTACGAAGCGGGCTACGCCACGGTAACGAGGCAGATGCTCACCAACGTACCCTGGTTGCAGAACTACCTGACCCGCAAGCTGACCGAGAAGTTCTACCGCAGGGAGGACATCAAAACGCTGAACTTCATCCATTCGCTGGCGACCGCAGCATCAACTTCCGCTACCGTGGTGGCAGAAGCGCTGATCGACATGATCGCCCAGGTGGACGGTTACGGTTACAGCTCCAACGGGATCCTGACGACCCCGGCACATTGGGCATCGATCCTGAAAACAAAGCCTTCCGATTACAGCATCCCAGGTGGCGTAGCCATCAGCCCAAGCGGCGAGATCCTGATCGGCGGCCTTCCGCTGTACAAGCACCAGAGCGTGACGACAGGCAACCTGTACGTCGGCGACTGGAACGCCTACTACATCGTTCAGGGCGGAGCGTTCAACATCCGCACGTCCGAGCACCACAGCGACAACTTCACCAAGAACAAGGTGACCTTCCTGGCTGAGACAGCCATAGGCATCGCCGGTGAAGCAGCACAAGCGGTGGTGAAGAAAACGATCTAAGGCCAGTTTTTAACAGCCAATAACCAGGGGCGGAGGCCCGTAAGCCTTCGCCCTTTTTAAAACAGACACAGATGCCCATAGGCAGTTTTTCGACCTTTCGCGACGTGGTGCGGATCATTTTGCTGAACAGCCCCAAGACGGTGCTGGATTTAGGCATTGGGCACGGCATTAACGGCGCGGGGATCCGAAACTGGCTGGACGTTGGCGTGCAGCCCTACAGGACCAGGATCGAAGGCGTAGAGGGCCACAAGCCCTACCGCTCACCGCTCTGGGACTGTTACGATCTGGTGCACGAGTGCACGATTCAGGAATTCTTCCACAGCGACAGCCGAGCCTGGGAGATGATCCTGATCACCGACGTGATAGAGCATTTCACAAAGGAGGAGGGCCTGCTGATTTTGGAGCAGTGCAAAGCCAGGCTGGTGCCAGGAGGCAAGCTGGTCGTGGTCACGCCCGGAGTTTGGATCGAGCAGGGAGCCGCCTACGGCAACGAGCTGGAGACGCACCGGAGTCTGTGGACCGCGGAGAACTTTAGCAGCACGGGATTTTTCATAGCCAAAGACGGGAGCCTGGACGACATGGGCTACCGGATGATCGTGGCTGAATACACCAAAAGTAGACGATGAGAAAAACAAAAATTTTAGCAGCCGTTCACCTTTACCCGCCACAGCACCTATGCGGCGGCGAGATGTACCTGCACAACCTTTTAAAGCACCTGCAGGCCCGCGACTGCGAGGTCCGGGTGCTGCTGCTGAACGCCCGTTTTTACGGGATCCGCAGCGTTTACACCTACGACGGCGTCGAAGTTTTCCCCAACGAGCGGGAGGTTATTTTGAACTGCCTGAAGTGGGCCGACACCCTGGTCACGCACCTGGACTACACCGAGGACGTGATCGAGTACGGCAGCATTTATAAAAAGCCGGTGGTGCACCTGGTGCACAACAACCACAAGCGAGCCGGGATCCAGGACGCGCTCAGGGCGCAGTACGTGATTTACAACAGCGAGCACGCGAAGGCCAGCATTGGCTACAAGCACGAAGGGATCGTCCTGCACCCACCTTGCGACTACCGGAAATTTGACGACGGCCAGGACCACTACAGCCAGGAGCACGTGACGCTGATCAACCTGGACCACAACAAGGGCGGCCACATTCTGGCCAAGATCGCAGCCGCGATGCCGGAGCAGAAGTTTATCGGCGTGACCGGATCCTACAGCGCCCCGGCGAAGTACGGCCAGCACACGCAGCAACCCGCCAACGTGACCGTGGTACCGAAGCAGGAGAACATACGCGGCATTTACGCCAAGACGCAGATCTTGATCATGCCAAGCGAATACGAGAGCTGGGGCATGGTCGCCACCGAAGCCATGGCCAGCGGCATACCGGTCATTAGCACCGGAGGGCCAGGCCTGAAGGAGAACTGCGGCAAGGCTGGGACTTTCATCAGCGACAGAGACGACATCGGGGCCTGGGTCAAAGCGATCAAAGCGCTCCAGGATCCGAAAAAATACAAGAGCCAAAGCGCACTAGCCCGCAAGCGAGCCAGGGAACTGGACCCGCTCCAGGAGCTGGACGCCGCGGCGGAATTCATAAAGAGTGTTCGTTTTTATTCTCAGTCTACACGGGGCGCGGTTTCCACCGCAGCCTCCCTTTAAACCGGAGCCCTATGGAACGAGAGCACATAAAAAAACGACGCCTGGACCTGCCAGCAAAGCAGATCCGAGAGCACATAAAGAAACAGGACCGTAAACACACAGCCAAAGATGAACAGACTACTGCAAGACCCCGAGATACTGACCGACCTGGCAAGTGAGCCGGTGACGCTGGAGGAGGCGAAAGCCTGGATGGCGACAACCGGGATCACCACGGAGGACGACATCGTGACCGAGCTGATCACCACAGCCAGGATCGCCCTGGAAAAATACTGCGGGCTGAGCTTTGGCGAAAAGACGATCGAAGCCTGGGTCAGCATTTCCGACGGCCAGGAGCTGTACCAGCTGCCCTACGGGCCGGTGACAGCGATAGACGAGATCGTGCAGAACGTCGCCTTCGCGGATCCACAGACGCTGACTGCAGGAGACGACTACGAGCTGGTGGGCGGCCAGCTGAGGCTGCGCACGGAGGGCATTTTCAAGATCACCTACACAGCGGGCTACACCGCGCTGCCAACGGATCTGAAAAGCGATATCCTGCGGATCGTTGCCTGGTTTTACCAGAACCGGGGCATACGCTACGAGGCCAGCACCGAGCCTCTGCCTTTCCCAGAGTGGATGAGCCTGAACGCAAACCGATACCAACAAACCGTGATCTGATGCCAAAGGGATTTACCATACAAAGCGATTGGACGACCAGGCTGGCCAAAAAGCTCAGAGCCCTGGGGCCTGAGTACGGCGACATCGTAGCCAACGAGATCGCGGACACGGCGCTGCAGATCGAGCGCACCGCGGCCAGGTACGCGCCAAAGGACTTCGGCTTTTTGAGCAACAGCATCAAAGCCGAACAGCGCTCCGGGCTGGAGTGGCAAGTGACCTGCCAGGTGAAGTACGCCGCCTATGTGGAGTTCGGCACCGGCACCGCGGTGGAGATTCCACCAGGACTGGAGCAGTACGCTAAGCAGTTCATGGCACCCAGGCCCGTGAAGCGGGAGGTGAACCTGCCAGCCAGGCCGTTCTTTTTCCCAGCCTACCGGGCCGGGATCCAGGACTTGAACAAGCGGCTGAGGGAAGAAATCAAAAAAGCCGGGAAAAAATGAAGGACATAGGAGCAACCATACGGACCGTTTACACAAGCCTGCTGAGCGCGATCACCTACGGCGGCCAGGCCGTGCCATTTTTCACAGCGGAGCCCTGGGCGACCACGCCGGACTATTTCATCGTCCTGCAGAACATCGAACAGGGAGAGGAGAACAACGACCAGCGGTACGTGACCAACGCCACGGTGACCCTGGACGTGATCACCAAGCAAAACATGGCCAACAGCCGGGACGCGGTGGACGCGATCGCGGACCAGATCCTGGCGGCGCTGCTGCCGGGCACCTACGTGGACCGGAGCACAACCGACCACCAGGTGATGATCAGGAGCGTGAGCAGCCCAGGCTACATCAGCAGCCAGAACGGATCGGTCCGGATCCAGCGGAAAATTTTAATCATTGATAACCATTTAATACAGAAAACAACATGAGCGAAGTAGCAGGCAGGCTGGTCCCCTTGAAGGTTTCCTTCGATGGCGGATCCACATTTAAGACGCTGGTATGCCTCCAGCAGTTCGATGAGAGCATAGACGTGCCAATCGACACCCAGGAGACCGACTGCGGCCAGATTTCAGCGCCAGGAACACCGGGAGCAACCGTGAACTTCCAGGCGATCTGCGAGACCGAGCCGAGCGTTTCCCAGGCGTCGCTGAACGATTGCAAGCTGGCCGCGAAAAACGGCACAGCGGTGGTCATTCAGATAGCCAGCCCGGCAGCGGGATCGCTGACCGAAGGCGAAGCATTTTTCAGCCAGTACGATGCCTATTTCAGCAACGTCACCATGACGAAGCAGACAAGCCAGGCTATCCAGTTCAGCGGCACGCTGAGCAGCACCGGAGAGCTGGACTTTGAGGCCTAAGACTAACGAACAACCAACACAGTAGACATGAGCAGCGGATACATTCAAGCGAACATTCTTGGTCGCCAACGGGGCCTGAAATTCGGGTCCCTGGCGGCGGAGAACATCATGAGCGAGCTGGTGGCGCTCGGCATTTCCACCGGAGGCAGCTACAACAACGCGATGCTGACCGTGATCCTTTACTGGGGACTTTTCAACAACGCGTTCGCCAAGCGGGAGACCCTGGACGTGGACATGGACCAGATCGAGGACTGGGTAGACGAAAACGTGCAGGACCCAGAGACGGGCAAGGTGCTCGAGCAGATCGTGCGCACCTACGAGGAGAGCCGGGCCAGCAAGCTGGTCCTGGAGACTTTGGAGAAAACGGTGGACGAGGTAAAAAAAAAGATGGCGGAGATCCAGACGACACCATCGACATCACGAAACCGGAAGGCTGGGAAAAGCTCCGCGGATTCGCCCTAGCCAAGCTCGGGATGACCAGCCAGGAGTACTACGACACCACGCTGGGCGACCTGATGCTGGCACACCACGTCTACCAGGAGCGGGAGGCGGAGAGCTGGAGACGAACACGGAGCGTCATGTTCACGATGGTCCGCCTATGGGGAGACCCGAAAAAAATGCCAGCGTCGGCTGAGGCCTTCTTTCCGCTACCCGGAGACAAGACCGAAAAAAGCCCGCTGGACCTTTCACCCCAGGAGCAGAAACAACTATTTGAGGACCTGCGAAAGCAGGGCTGGCAAGTTTAAAACAACCGGATGGATCAGGAACTTAAAATAGTCATAAAGGGCGACGTGGTCCAGGTAACCAAGAGCCTGGACGAGCTGCAAAAAGAATTCCAGGACCTGGAAAAACAGCTCAAGACCAAGACCGGCGCTGCCTTCATCGCGGCCAACAAAGAGCTGGACCGGCTGAGCGAGACGATGAAGAAAGTAAAGAACATCGGTCGCACCGGGTTTAACGAATTTGGCGACGCGGTCCAGGGCGCAGGCAAGAACGTAAAGGCCGTGGGCCAGGCGGCAGCGGGAGCAGCCCCGGCGCTTAACAGTTTAGGCCAGGTGGCCAGGGACCTGCCGTTTGGGTTTATAGCGATCCAGAACAACCTGCCGATCGTGGCGGATCAGTTCGGAGCGCTGATCAAGACCAGCGGCGGGGCGGGATCCGCGCTGAAGGCGCTCGGAGCCAGCCTGGTCGGGCCCGTGGGGATCAGTTTCGCCATTGGCGTGGTGATCGCCGGCATTACGGCCCTGATCCAGAAGTACGGATCCTTCGGGGCCGCGATCGACGCGCTGATCAAGGGCGGCGACAAGCTATACCAACAACAGCTGCTGCTGGCCAAGGTCAGCGAGGAGGCCAACAAAGCGGCCGGAGAGGAGATCGCACAATACAAATTTTTAGCGCAGACCGCAGCCAACGCCGCGCTGCCGCTGACCGTGCGCAAAGACGCGATCAAGAAACTGCAGGAGCAGTACGGCGCTTACCTGAGCAATTTGACCCAGGAGGATATTTTGAACGGGAAACTGGCAGCCAGCACCGACCAGGTGACCCAGGCCCTGCGCAACAAAGCGCTGGCCCAAGCCGCGGTGGCCAAGGCCGGAGAACTGAGCGCAAAGCAGCTGGACTTTTTGGAGCAGGAGGAAAAGCTGACCGCAAACGTTACCCGCCTGCAGACTCGGCAGAAAAACGAGCGTGGCAAGTTCAGGAGCACCCAGGGCGGCACGGTGGATATCGCCGCGGAGACCCAGCGGACGATTGACGCAGAGACCAAGCTCAGGGACGCCGTGCGCAAGAGCCGGATAGAGGTGGAGGCGCAGATCGACGCGCTGTTTAAGCGGGCACAGACCGCCAACGCGGCCGCGGGAGCAGGAGCCATCGCCCCAGGAAAAACAGAGGCGGAGCGGGCCAAGGACGCTAAGGACGCTACAGACAAAGCCGCCAAGGCCGCAGAGGAGCTGCGCAAAAAGCAGATCGCAGCGGAGAAAGAACTGCTCGAGATCCAGACTACGCGCCTGGAGAAAGAGCTGTCCGGGATAGGCACGATCACCGACGCCTACCTGGCCCAACAGAAGAAAATAGCCATTAACAAAGCCAAGATCCAGATACTGGGAGCCGACACCGAGGAGGCCAAAAAGCAGATCAGAGCGGGCCTGGAGGAGACGCTGACCGCGATCACGGACGAGTTTAACTCGGGCCGGATCCGCGCGGGCCGGATCGACTTTGTGAGCCTGCTGGACGTGGACCCGGTCGAAGGCGCAAAGCGACTAGCCGCCCTGCTGAAAAGCACCACAGCGGACGGTTTCGCCCAAGCGACATCGACCCAGGGCAAGGTGAGCGGCAAAGTGCAGATCTACCCAAGCGAGCAGGTGCAGAAAGACATCGCCAACCTGGACCAGACCAAGGCCAAGGTCGCAGAGATCAGCAACACCTTCAACAGCGTGCTGAACCCAGCGATCGATGCCGCCTTTGGCGCGCTGGAGCAGGGCAAAAACGTCATACAAGCGATAGGGGAGAGCTTTAAGCGCCTGATCGTGCAGATCGGGGCAACGATACTAAAAGCCGCCATACTGGCCGCCATTTTAGCCGCTACGGGCCTAGGGGCCCCGTTTGGAGCGGCCGCGGGATCCAAGGGGGCCTTCGGCAAGATCTTTAGCGGCCTGCTGGGCATCGGCCAGGTGGCGGCACCAAGCGGCGGGTTTGCCGCCTCCGGGATACAGGCCCCAACATTCGGCCAGGTGCAGCCCGGAGGTTTCACGGTGAACGTGACCGGCCAATTTATACAACGCGGACCGGACCTGGTGGCATCGATTAACCAGGCCAACCAAACCATAAGGAGGACCGGATGAGCTACACCCTGAAACAGCGCTTTAGCTTTTTGACCCCACAGGGAGACACGGTGCGCGTGGACTTTTTCCGCGAAGGCGCGGCAGCCGGCCTACGGATCCTGGACCCAGGACCGCAGCCGTTCATCCTGAAGGAATACAACAGCGACGCGGACCTGTTCAAGCATACCCGCGGGATCCTGGCGGAGATCCAGATTTTGAACATCAACGGCGTCCAGATGGACGACTTCATAGCCGACCAAGACAGCGACGTCCTGGTGCAGGGATACTTTAACGGCACGCTGTTCTGGGCCGGCTGGTTGATCCAAGACGACTTCCAGGAGCCCTGGATCGACACCGCGCACTACATTACCCTACGGGCCACGGACGGTCTGGGAACGATCACCGGCAAGATCGACATGGGCGCTACGGGCCAGGCCACGATTCTGGATTTCATGGTGAACCCGCTGGCAAACACGCCGCTGGGCACCGGGATCCTGGACAAGATCCTGGTCTGCAACTTATTCTACGACGGGATGCTGGACCGCACCGACGGCGAGAACACGGCGCTCCTGCAGACGACAGCCGACGTGCGGACCTTTGAAGGAGACGACAAAGCCAAGGTGCTGACCAAGGTCATGCGCAGCTGGGGCATGAGCGTCTACCAATACCTGGGCAAGTGGTGGTTTAACCGCGTGGAGGAATACATACAGCCGCTGCCGGTGCAGGGACTGGGCCAGGGCCTAAGCAGCTCCGGGCCTTTCAGCAAAACCTTCTACGTGAACATTGGCCGGTCCGAAGGGATCCAGGCGATCGTTCCCGAGATGCTGCGCTCCCGGATCCGTCCAAGCAAGAACACCCGGATAGACTTTTTTTACCGTTTCCCCAGGGAGATCGTCTGCAACCAGACCTTCCAAAGCGGAGCGCTGATCATACCGACCACGGACAACTACAGCATCGACTGCTGGACGATTGAGAAAGCACCGCTCAGCGCCCCGGTCGCAGGTACCGCGGACTTTTACCGCGTGGAGGAGCTGGACGGCGACGGGAACGTTACCGACAATTACGCCTTTATACAAAGCGACGCCGCGCTGCACTGGGCCAGGAGCGAGCCGTTCTACATCAACGAAAACGACGTTTTCGATTTTGCCGTGGACTTCCGCGGCCAGCGCAACACAACGACCGGACCCAACAGCGTGAACATCGTGATCGTGCAGCTGCTGACGACGGGAGGAGCCCGCTACACGCTGGACGATGACGGCACCTGGAACCTGGCCGGAGGTACCTGGTCCACCAACATAAAGAACCTGACCATGCACTACAGCGCCACGGAGAACACCGGCGACTGGAAAAACTACCGGGTCCGCAGCAAGGCAGCGCCCGCAGGTGGACAAATCGAGATCCTCCTGCAAAACGTTTTCAGCACGGACACGGATGCCAATTTCAAGGGCCTGGAGATCGAGATCAGAGAGAGCTCCAAGCAACCCGGCGTGGCCGGTGACTACGACCAATACACCTTGGCCGGATCCGGGACGCTGAACCGGGACTACCAGGAGGAGACCTTTATGGACGACAGCAACAACCGGCAGCACAAAGGAGCGCTGTTTTTTGATGGTGACCTTACCGGCGACAATTGGTACCGGATGGATTACAGCACGGAGCGGCTGACCTTTAAGCGACACAAAGCGATCGGGCACATGCTGCTGAACCGACGCGGCCGGTCCCGGATCCAGGTGACGATGAGAGGGCTGACCTGGGACGACGGCGGGACAACCAGGCCGATCTGGCTGCAGAACCGTTTTATTTTCGTGGACGACGCGCCGACCAAGACCTGGATGATCGGCAACCTGGAGGAGCTGAACTTTGCAGAGGGAACCTGGAAAGCAACGCTGGTGGAGGTTTGGGATTCCGCGATTGATTCCGCGGACCCGGACGACTACCCAACACACAGCTACGCTAACATTTACGAGAAGGATGTGTAAAACTTTTACCGCAGGCGGCCGACGGCCTGCATAAATTTGGAGCAATGAGCGACGTAGTACGGGGCAATTTCGCGATCATTTACCTGAAGCTGGGATCGGTTTACTACCCGGTCGCCTGCACTAAGGACGTGGAAATTTCCTTCGACAGCGACCTGATCGAGACGGCAGCACGGAGCTCCTCCCATTTTCGGGAATGGGAATACGGGCGGACCACGGGCCAGATTACCGGCAGCGGCCTGGTGAAAGTGGACACAGCGCCGGACAACTTATACACCATTTTCGACATCACGGGATTTCAGCTCAGCCAGCAAAAGCTGATGGTTAAATATTCGATCCAGGACCCGGACGGCAACCTGAAAGTTTTTGAGTGCAACACGCTGATACGAAACACCACGTACACAAAAACAGCGGGCCAGATCCTGGGTGGCGCCTACGCGCTCCAGATCACCGGAGAGCCGACGCTGACCACTACGCCGGTGGCCAACACCAACCCACAGATTTTAATTTACGAATACACGGCGAGCGGAGGCGAAGTGACCCTGGACCTTTCCGTCCTGGGAGACAACGCCACGATCATCGTGGTTTACATAAAGCCGGCAGCCAGCGCGGGCGGATCCAGCCACGAGGTAAAGATCGCCCCGGAGGGCTACAGCGGCACCCAGGTGCAATATGACCCAACGACCAAGGAACTGAACTTAGGGGCCGCCCTGGGAGCCGGAGACTACGTGAAGGTGATCTACGTCGACGTGGACAGCACGATCGACACAAGCCTATACCTGGAGGACGGTACGGGCGAATTTATAGAGGACGGCACGGGAGAAGAAATTACCAGCGGATGATAGCGGCGTGCAAATACAAGGTCCTCAAAGACACGCCGGTGAACGGATCCGGCGTGGTGCCTGTTTACTTTTACGCGGTGAACGGCAACCAGATCCTGGACGTCCTGCACAACGGCGAGAGCCTGCAGGCGGACCACACGGTGGACGAGACGCAGAGCCGCGTGGATTTCGAGTTCGACCTGGCCTACGGAGACGAGCTGATGGTGATCTACACCACGCTACCCAGGGCCGCGTCGGGATCCGCGCCTGCGGGTTTTGAGCTTTACGGATTTGAGACTTACGGATTTGAATAGCGATGTGGACAAACAGACAAATACAAGCCCTGTACGACAAAGCCAACGCGGCCGGTACCGACGTGGTCAGGTGGTCGGATCTTTTCGAGATCCTGGAGGAGAGCCGCAACCCGGACACCACGGACTACACGCTGCAGCCGGTGGCCTTCAGCGACCTGCCAGAGTACGCGGACGACGCGGCTGCGGTGAGCGGAGGACTACCCAGCGGAGCGCTGTACAGGACCAGCTCAGGACAAGTAAACCAAGTTTTACCAGCAATATAAAGCGACAACTATGGCAAAGAAAATTAAAGACCTGACCGCGCAACCGAGCACACCCCTAGACAGTGATTTTGTCGCCTGGGGCCAGGCTACCGGGTCAGGGTTTGCATACAAGATGACCTTCACGCAGCTGAAAGCCAAGCTGGACTCGATGAGCGGCGGAGACGTCACAGCGCCGACGGTGCTCAGCATGACGGTGGCGGACGCCAACCCGGACCGGATCGTGGTGGTTTTCAGCGAGAGCGTGACCGCAACCACAGCCGGCTGGAGTGCAGAGAAGGACGCGGTCGCCTGGACGATCAGCTCGGTGAGCGGATCCGGCACAACCTGGACCTTCGTGATGGCATCGGCAGCCGGCAGCGGCGACGTGCTGACCATGAGCTACAACAGCGGAACGGGCAACACGATCGACGCATCGGGCAACGAGCTGGCAAGCTTTACCGACAGCGCGGTGACCAACAACGTCGGATCAGGCTACGAGACCGAGACCGACGCATTCCTGGCGGCCAACACCGGACTCAGTGGCACGATCCAGGACGCGGTCAACGACCTGGTGGTTGCGCTGAAGGGCATCGGCTGGTCAAAATTCCACGCGGTCTACCCGCTCGTTGGCGGAACAGCCGCAGCGCACAAGTGGAACCTGATCGACCCGGCAGACACAGACGCGGCATTTAGGCTGACCTTCACCGGATCCCTTACTCATGACGCCAACGGCATCACGCCCGGAGGCACCACGTCGGACTACGCGGATACCAAGTTTGTGCCTGATACCCATTTTCCGACCGCAAACAGCGCGTCGATCGGATACTACATACGATCGATCAGCGGAGACCAGCAACTGATGGGCGCTTACGTGGACGGTAGCTTTTTCGACACCTACCAGCTGTCAACTTACGGCGGCCTGTTTTACGGACAAATAGGGATGGTGACCGACACGGTCTCTACACCGTCACCGTTTACACGACTCGTCGTCGGCAGCCGGACCGGGGCAACAACAACAGACTTCTACAGAGACGGGACCAATTTTAAGAGCTCGACGCTGGCATACGACGACACCTGCACCGTTTCGATTTACCTGTTCGGGCGCAACGCCAACGGGACCAATAACAGCGCCGGCAACGTGCCCTGCTCGTTTGCATTCATCGCGGACGGTTTGACCAGCGGCGAGGTAAGCACGCTGAACACAGCCGTCAACGCATTCCAAACCGCAATCGGACGAAATGTTTAGAACGCTAATTTTTTTAACGCTGCTGACAAGCTGCCAAAAAATAGACATGAGGTCATTCTTCCAGAGCAACAAGAACCCAAGCACGATCTCGCTGACCAACGCGGTGCTCGTTTGCGACGGCAATAGCCTGACGCAAGGCACCGGAGCCAGCAACCCGGCCACGACCAGCTACCCGGCGCTGCTGGATGCGGACGCGGCCTTCAGCACCGTGACGACCTACAACCTGGGCGTCGCAGCACAGGAGACCCAGGACATGATCGATGACGCAGCCAGCCAGGTGGACCCGCTCTACAACGGAGCCGTCGACAACATCCTGGTGGCCTGGGAGGTGGGTAACGACATTTTCTACAACGGATCCGTGAGCGGAGCGCTCTCGCGGTTTTGGAGTTACTGCGACGCCCGCAGAGCGGTGGGTTTCAAGGTGATCGTGATCAACTGCCCGCCAAGGGATCAGAGCACGGACTTTGGAGACAACAGCGCGCAGTTCAACACCAAGCTGGAGAGCGCCAACACGCAGCTGGCAGCGGAGTGGATGTCGCACGCGGACGGTTTCGTGGACCTGGCCGGAGATAGCCGGTTTGAGGGCTACAACCTGACCTACTACGACGCCGACAAGATCCACTACACCGACGCCGGATACCAGGTGGTCAAGGACCTGGTGAAAGCCAAAATTTTAACTCTTTAACCATGGGCTACAAAGCAAGATCCACCTGGCAAAGCGAAAACGCCGGACGATACATACCGGGCACCAAAAAGTGGGAGCCCCAGGAACTGGAGGACCACCTGCAGAACCTAAGCGAGAGCGTGCCCTGGAACGAGCCGGTGCAGACGCTGACCGACGGCGCAACGATCACCTGGGACTACAGCCTGGGCGCAGAAGCGAAAGTGACGCTGGGCGGAAACCGGACGCTGGCCATAGGCAACCTGCCTCTAGGCCGCGTGGTTTACGGGACCCTGGAAGTTTACCAGGACGGTACCGGATCCAGGTCGCTGACCTTACCGACACCCAAGACGACCAACGGAGGATCGATCAACGGAGCGGCCAGCAGCAAGACGCTGATCACCTTCCGGTACGACGGTACGAAATTCGAGTTTAACATTTCACAGCACAGCTAACCACACCAAAAACAGAAAGGAATTGATCACCAAAGCAGACGATAAAACAATGGAATGGATCGACATCGCGTCCCTAAAACTGATGGCAGCCAGCATCTGGCTAACCATTTTCACCCTGATCATACCCGAGACCCTGATCGCGGTTTTTGCAGTAGCGGCCAGCGCAACCACGGTGGCCTTCAACCTTTACAGATTTTATGAATCCAGAAAACAAAAAACGAATGGCAGAGATCCTGCGTAAGACCACCAATCAAGACATCCGCAACACGATGGCCGTGGCCTGGATGATCCTATCCTTCCTGTTCGTTTTCAAGCTCCTGACGACACCGATACCGGCAGGAAACAAGGACGTGGTGAACACGATCGCCGGCCTGGTCGTGGGCCAGCTGGTGGTGATCGTGGCTTACTATTTCGTCCAAAGCAAAACCGAGGTAGACCAACAACGAAAAGACAGCGACCATGAGTAGAATTTTGACAGCCCTGGCGCTTTGCGTTTTCATCACGGCCTGCAGCCCGCTCAGGCATTACCGCAAGGTGGCAACGGACACCGATGTGACCACGAAGAAAAAGAAAATCATGGCACCCTGGATCATGGCGAACTTCCCGAGCGAGGACCGCTACGTCCCAGGAGACACGCTGGTGCGGATTGACACGCTGACCAGGGAGGACACGATCTACTGGGAGACGGTGGACACGCTGCGCCTGCAGGAGCCCGAGCGCGTGGTTTACCGTTACGTGACCAGGACGCTGACGATCAGGGACACGGTCTACCGGCCGGATCCAAAAACAAAAGCGCAGGTTTTCTACCTGACCGATGAGCTGAACAAGCGCGACGCCGTGATCGTTAGCCAGGAGCAGACGATCGCGGACCTGAAGATCGAGCTCGGGCTAAGCGAGGACCAGGTGCAGAAGCTCTGGTGGTGGCTGATCGGGATCGGCCTAGCGGTGGGCGCTTTCACGGTCCTGGCAATTAAGAAAAAAATACCATTCATATGAACCTACAAGACCTGAGAAACAAAGGAGTTACCCCGATTTTTTTATTCGCAGCGCTGCTGGTGATCGGCGGCATTTTAACCATGGTATTTGTACCAGGCAACACGCTGTACCACGCACCGATCGCCAACAAGCTGATCGCCGGGCTTTTCCTGGTGGCGGCAAGCTGGTGGGGGCGGTCCTGGTCGCGGGACAAGTTCACGTTCACCACGGACTGGCGCGTGGACTTTTTCATCTACGCCGGCGTCATGCTGGCGCTGGTGGCGCTGGCCTTTTTGACCTTCGCGGTTTGGCATAGCGGACCGATAGGCCTCACCACAAACCCGGTGAAATGATTGGCACGCTGGTCCTGGTAGCGATCGCCGCGGTTTTCAACGCAGCGATGGACATGCTCGAGAACGAGAACTACCATAGCAGCATTTTCGCCAAGTGGGACCAGGCCTTCTGGTACAAGCGAGAGAGCTGGAAAACAGCGCGGCGGATCCGCGGATACAAGATCGACGGCTGGCACCTGGCCAAGAGCGCGATGATCGTCACCCTGGCCCTGGCCATAGCGGGACACGAGCACGCGGCCCCGGCGCTTTTGGAGATCCTGCTGATCGGCCTGGTTTGGAACCTGAGTTTTAACGCAGCCTACCATTTAATGAAAAAACGATGATCCCACAGCGATACGGCTGGCTGGCCGGGATTTACCAGCCGCTGCTGGTGCAACACGGGTTTGACCTGTGGGGCACCGCGGAGATACCAGGACCCAAGAGCAACCCGGAGATTATGGCCTGGGCCAAAGCGCTCAAGGTAGACAAGACCTACACCAACGACGACATCGCCTGGTGCGGGCTTTTCATGGCCTACGTGGTGCACAAAAGCGGCCGGAAGCCGGTGCCCAATTTCCTGCGAGCCAGGGCCTGGGCGAGCTGGGGAGCCGGCGTCGACCTGACCAAAGACAAAGCGAGCCTGGGCGACGTGCTGGTATTCGAGCGCGGGCCAGTTTTCGGCCACGTCGGGATTTACATCGCGGAGGACCAGGACACCTACTACGTCCTGGGCGGCAACCAGAGCAACACGGTGAACGTTACCCGGATCCAGAAAACGAGATTGATCGCGGTGCGCCGGCCGATCTACAACGTAAAGCCCTGGACGGCCAAACCCTACTGGGTCAACGACACCGGGGCGCTGATCAGCACCAACGAGGCCTGAGCGCCGTTAACAAAACTTTAACTAATTTATTTACACAAAGGTGCACAAAGTTGCACCTTTTTGCATTAACTTAGCAGAACAAAACACGAAAGAACATGACAGCGACCTACACCAACAAAGCGACCAACGAGACCTACAAGATAGGCGGCATCACAGGATTAGCCCAGGCCTGGAACCTGGCACCTTTTGTTTGCAGCAGGATGAACTGGAACCTTTCGATGTTCAGCTACGACGTTAAAGTGAAACTTTCCTAAACAACAAAACCACGGATCATGAAAGCACGCGGAGACTTTAAAAACGAATTTCATTACAGGACCTACCTGATCAGCTACTACGCCGGCCAAATTATGCCAAGCATCGACGGCGGGCACGTTCAAGCGGCAGAGACCGCGGTACGCAGAGCCCAGGCGCTCACCGAAGCGATCCTGGCCTTCAACGAAGATGACGACCGGTTTGATTACGACAGAGAGGAGGACGAATTATAAACAACGAGATCCAGGCGGCGAGTTTTGTAACGGTCACAAGCCAGCAAGAGCGCGCCAACAGCCAAGGAAAACAGCCGCCCGGATTTTACAAATACCACGATCATGAGAATTAAAGGAATTACCAGCAGCCGCCTAAAGCACGATCCTACCTGGGTTGAAGGCATGATATTCACGGACACCCCGGAGCGTTTCGTTTTCCAGGCCAAAGTTTATGACGAGGGATCCAGCTACGGGATCAACGGCGGCCGGACCAGCAAGCTCTGGATAGCCAGCAAGAACGGTGCGCAGCTGAACGAGATCGCCAACTACGACCGCGGCTGGGACCACAAGCCTGCGCCACACCACAAGCACATCGTCGACGCGATGGTCGCCCTGCTGGAGATGCAGGACCCGATCACCAAAACCCAGGGAGCATGAACAAGACCCCGAGATTCATCACCCTAAGCAAGCCCTACGCAAAAAGCCTGAAAGCCTGGTACTACCAGGTGCGCAAGAGCAGCGGCCGGATATCCGCGCAGGACAAGCGCCGCCTGAGTGAAGCGATGGCAAAAGCCTTCACTAAGAACACCTGGAGCAAGATGATGGTCGTTTACCCGATGATCGGCCAGAGCGGAGAGACCGAGCCGGCACCCATGTGGAACCTGGAAAACCCGGCAGCAAACCGGATCCAGCTGGACATCAGCACCGACGGCGGCCAGACCTGGGAGACCAAGGACTTTATTACATCACCAAACAGCCATAAAATGAACACAGAGCAAACAGGGGCGGAGCAAGCCCAAGATACAGACCCGAGCGCCGGGCTGATCACCGAGGAGAAAGCGGCGGCGCTTTTAGGCATTAGCGAACGGACCCTGAAAAACATGGTCTACAGCGGCAAGATGCCCAAGGACGCCTACACCGTCGCGGTGACAGGAAAGCGCTTTTATTTTACAGACAAGCTGCTAGGCCTACCCAACAAGTGAACAACAAAACCCCATAGATCATGACACGCAAGCTGAAATTCGAAACCCCGATCAACGAGACCAACCGCCTGCACGGCACGCTGCTGGTCAAATTTCGCACCGATGACGACCCGCAGGACCCGCAGATCGAGATCGACGAGATCATTTACACCCAGGCCTACGCCGCCAACAAGAAAGCCGACATCACCTACCTGGTGAAGGAACACGCGGCCTACCTGTACGACCGGCTGAAAGCGATGGCAGAGAACCTGCTGGCCACGGAAGGACACCCCGAGCGCAGACCAAAAATGATGGAGGGCTAAAGCATGGGACTTTTAAGCAACATCGCAGCCATCGCAGCGGTCACCGGATCCTTCCTTTTTTTCCGCTGGCTGACCAAGCGCCCAACCAAGGCAGCCAGGGACGAGCAACAAAGCCAGGAGGTCCGCGACTTTTTACGGTTTTCCTGGGACCTGCGGGAGCAGATCCACAAAGCAGAAAGCAAAGCAGAGCTGGACGCCTGCGAATACGAGATCGACGCGATCGCGCAAACCTTCGAAGGCCTGGTGACCAGCGCCACGATGGAACAGCACCTGAGCCGGCTGACCATAGCCCTGCAGGTGAAGCGCGGCCGGATCCAAAAACGTGACCAGGGCAAACCGTTTCCACGGTAAGGCACGAGTAGAAATCTCATAATTACCCGGCCCTTGCTTTCCAGCACGGGGCCCTTTTTGACAGCAAATTTTTTCACAACAATAAAAACGACACGATGGACATCAGAGTGATTTTAACAGCGGATCCAGCCCTTCTGGACGCAATCAACAACTTAGCCAGCGCCCTGCGCTCCAAGGCAACCACAGGCACGGAAACAGCCCACAGCAAGCACCAGGTGAAAGTAGAACTACCACAGGCACCCGGCCCGGATCCAGAGCCCACAGAGGAGCCCAAGCCGAAGCAGACCAAAAAGAAACCTGCCGCCCCGGATCCAGAACCGAGCACCGGCGTCGCCCCGAGCCTTGAGCGGATCCAGGAGCTCGCCCGAGAGAAAGCCCAAGCCGGTAAGAAGGACGGCCTCAAGACTGCGCTCGCCAAATTTGAGGTCGGCAAGATCAGCGAACTGGCCGCGGACGATTACCTGGCCTTTTACAACACAATCAAAGCGCTATGAGCCACGCCATTTTATCACCGAGCTCCGCGCACCGCTGGCTGACCTGCACCCCCAGCGCCCGCGAGGAACAAAAGTACCCCGACCGTGGCAGCGATGCCGCGGCCGAGGGCACCACAGCGCACAAGCTCGCGGAGCTGAGACTGATGCAGGAGTTGGTCGCAGACAGACCAGAAGCGCTCGAGGCTGAGCTGGACGCGGTCCGGTCCGACAAGTGGTACACGCAAGCGATGGAGGAGCACGTGGACGACTACGTGGCCTTCGTGGTCGAGCGCTACAACAGCCTGGAAAGCCCGATCATCCTGCTCGAGCAGAAGATCGATCTGACACCCTGGGTACCGGAGGGCTACGGCACCGGCGACGTGGTCCTGATCGGACACGGCCAGGCGGAGCTGATCGACCTGAAGTACGGCAAAGGCGTGCGCGTCGAAGCAGAGGCCAACAAGCAACTGAAGCTCTACGGACTGGGCGCGATCACGGACCTGGCCTTTTTGTACGACATCGACCGGATCCGGCTGACGATCTACCAACCCAGGATAGGGAACTTTTCAAGCTGGGAGATTAGCCAGGACGAGCTGATGGGCTGGGCGGCGCAGGAGCTGATACCGAAAGCCAAGCTGGCCTGGGCCGGCAAGGGCGAGTACGTCCCCGGCGACCATTGCAAGTTCTGCAAAGCGGCCGCGGTTTGCAAGGCCAACGCAGAGCGGCACCTGAGCCTGGCCAAATACGACTTCGCACCCAGCAACGAGCTGAGCCCCGAGGAGATCGCAGACATCATCGGCCGCGGCGACGCCTTCAAAGCCTGGATCAAAGCGGTGGAGGACTACGCGCTCGACCAGGCGCTGAACCACGGCCAGGAGTGGCCTGGGTTTAAGCTGGTCGAAGGGCGCTCCGTACGCAAGTACAGCAGCGAGGCCGTGGTGGCCAGCACCCTGGTGCAGCACGGACTGACGGAGGATGAGATACACAACTTCAGTCTGAAGGGCATCACCGAGATGGAGAAACTACTAGGCAAAAAGCGCTTTGCAGAGATCCTGGACGGCCTGGTGATCAAGCCCCAGGGCAAGCCGACCCTGGTAGAGATTTCAGACAAGCGACCTGCCTGGCACAGTAACCAGGAGGCCGCCAAGGAATTCGAAGCGCACACCGGAGAGCCGGACTAAAAAAGATATCCACAAGATCCAGAAAACCGTTGACCATTAGCAACCGGGCGCTTACATTTAACGCCCCGCGCAATTTTAGAAACCGATTAATCACGAATAAAAACAAGCACTATGTCAGAGACAAAAAGCCCGAGCACGCAGAGCACCAAGGTCATCACCGGCCTGGTACGATTCAGTTACCTGCAGGTTTTTGAACCCAGCAAGGTGGGAGACAGCGAGGACCTGAAGTACAGCGTTTCGCTGATTATTCCCAAGAGCGACAAAAAGACCGTCGCCGCAATCCAGAAAGCCGTGGCCGCGGCAACCGAAGCCGGCAAAGACTCCAAGTTCGGCGGCAAGCTGCCCAAGAACTTAAAGAACCCGCTGCGCGACGGTGACGAGGAGCGCGAGGACGATCCCGCGTACAAAGACGCGTGGTTTTTAACCGCCAACAGCAAGACCAAGCCAGGGCTGGTGGACAAAGACGTCAACCCGATCCTGGACCGCGAGGAGCTCTACAGCGGCTGCTACGGCAAAGCCAGCATTACCTTCTACGCCTTTGACGTGAAGGGCAACAAAGGCATCGCCTGCGGCCTGAACCACCTGCAGAAGATCAAAGACGGCGAGAGCCTGGCCGGAGGCCGTGGCAACGCTGCAGACGACTTCGAACAGGAGGACGAGGACGACTATAGCTTTTTAGACTAAGCCCACAAGCCAGGCAGCAAACCCGCTGCCTGGCTTTTTTTTCCTTCCACAGAACCCGATCAACGATGACATTACACATAGACATTGAAACCTACAGCGAGACCGACCTGGGCGCTGCCGGGATGTACCGATACGCGGAGGATCCAGCCTTCGAGATCCTGCTGATCGCCTACAAAGTGGACGACGGGCCGACCACGGTGATCGACCTGAAGGGGCATGACCAAGGCCCGGAGATGGTGGAATTTTTAACCTACCTATCAGACCCGCGCGTCAAAAAGAAAGCCTGGAACGCGCAATTTGAACGGACCTGTCTGGCCCGACATTTCCAGATCCAGCTGCCGCCCGATCCATGGCATTGCACCATGGTCCGCGCAGCCAGCGCCGGGCTACCGCTCAACCTGGACCAAGCCGCAGCGGCGCTCAAGGCCACACCGAAAGCGCCCCAGGGCAAGACGCTGATACGCTACTTTTGCGTGCCCTGCAAACCGACCAAGACCAACGGCGGGAGAACCCGCAACCTACCGAGCCATGCGCCCGAGCCATGGGCGGCCTTTAAGCAATACTGCCTCCAAGACGTCGACACCGAGTACGAGATCGACCAGATCCTGGACCGCCAACGGATCCAGACGCCGGATGACGAGCGCTTTTTATACATCCTGGACCAACGGATCAACGACACCGGCGTGCTGGTGGACCGGGACCTGGTGCGCCAAGCGATCAAGCTGGACACCGAGCACCGCGAGAAACTGACCCAGGAGGCAGCCAGGCTGACCGGACTCAGCAACCCGAACAGCGTCGCGCAACTAAGCGCCTGGATGGCCCGAAAAAAGCTGATCATGAACAGCCTCAGCAAAGCGGCCGTCGCGGAGGCCATGGCGCACGTGAACGACACCGAGATCCGGCGCGTGCTAAAGATCCGGCAGGAGACCAGCAAGAGCAGCGTGAAAAAATACGAGGCCATGGCAGCCAGCGTCTGCCAGGACGGCCGCGTGCGCGGACTGCTGCAGTTCTACGGAGCCAACCGGACCGGGCGCTGGGCCGGGCGCTTGATCCAGGTGCAGAACCTGCCGCAGAACCACATGAAAGGTCTGGACACAGCCCGCCAAGCGGTGAAGGACGGCGACCTGGAGACCCTGGACCTGATCTACGACAGCCCGAGCAACGTGCTAAGCGAGCTGGTCCGGACGGCATTTATAGCGCCCCCAGGCAAGACGCTGATCGCCGTGGACTTCTCCGCGATCGAGGCCCGGGTCATTGCCTGGCTGGCCGGAGAAAAGTGGCGGCTGGACGTTTTCAACACCCACGGCAAGATCTACGAGGCCAGCGCCGCGGCCATGTTCAAGGTGCCGATCGAGCAGGTAGACAAACCGATGCGGGCCAAGGGCAAGATCGCAGAACTGGCGCTGGGCTTCGGCGGCGGCGTGGCCGCGCTCCAAGCCATGGGTAGCCAGAAGATGGGCCTGGACGATGACGACCTGCCGGACCTGGTGAACCGCTGGCGAAGGGCCAACCCAAAGATCACGCACCTATGGACCAGCGTCGAACAACTGGCCCTGGCCGCGATGAGATCCGGCGCAGCCAACATCGGCAGCAAGCTCAGCGCCCGCTACGACAAAGGACTGCTGCGGCTGAGGCTACCCAGCGGCCGGGAACTTTGCTACCAGGGAGCGCGGCTGGAGGAGAGCCACCGCGGCCAGCAGATCAGCTACCAGGGCACGGACCAGACCACAAAGCAATGGGGCCGACAGCGGACCTACGGCGGCAAGCTGGTGGAGAACGTGGTGCAGGCCACAGCCAGGGACCTACTCGGCCAAGCGCTGCTGCGCCTGAACCGGGCCGGTTTCAAGATCATCATGCACGTCCACGATGAAGTGGTGATGGAGGGCGACCCCGGCGACCTGGCCCGAGCGACAGCGCTGATCAGCCAACCAGTGGACTGGGCCCCAGGGCTACCGCTGGCCGCGGACGGTTTCGAAGCAAGCTATTACCAAAAATAAAAACTAACGACATGGCAATGACAGACAACACCCTGATGCCTTGGGGCCTACACAAAGGCAAGCCGCTGATCAGCGTCCCCGCAGATTACCTGCTCTGGCTATACGACAACAAAAAAGCCCACGGAGACCTAAAAGACTACATCAAAAGCAACCTGGACGTGCTAAAAAAAGAGGCCAACAGATAGCGAAAATTTAACAACGACCAAACCTGAATTAAACGCATGAAACAAAGCAACCTGACCGACCAGGACCGGGATCTCGACATCGCGGTGGCAAAAAGCCGTCGGGATAAGCGCTGGAGAAACAAGCGGATCAGCTGGTCCGAGCTGGCAGAGCGCCTGAGCCGGACGCACCGGACCCACGAAGCGCTGAAGGACTACCTGCGCATGACCAAAGACAAGCAAGACGATATCAAGGACGTCGGCGGATTCGTTGGCGGATACCTTCGTGACGGGATCCGCAAGAACGGCCAGGTGAAGCACCGGCAGCTGCTGACCCTGGACATCGACCTGGCCAGCCCCGAGTTTTGGGACGACTTCACCCTGGCCTACGGCGAAGCCGCGGTGGTTTACAGCACCCACAAGCACCAACCCGAGCACCCGAGGCTGAGGCTGGTGATGCCGCTGGCCCGGCCCGTCACCGAGGAGGAGTACGAACCGATCGCCCGGCGCGTGGCCAGCGTGCTCGGCATCGATCAATTTGACCACACCACCTACCAGCCAACCCGGCTGATGTACTGGCCAAGCACCGCGAAGGACGGCGAGTATTATTACCAAAGCCAGAACGGCCCGCGGCTGGATCCTGACCGGATCCTGGCCAGCTACACCGACTGGAGAGACAGCAGCGGCTGGCCCGTCGGATCCACCGAGAACGAGCACGTAAAGCGCGCAGCGAAGAAAGCCGGAGACCCGCTCGAGAAGCCAGGGATCATCGGAGCCTTCTGCCGGACGCACACGATCGAAGCCGCGATCACCCACTACCTGGACGCCGTCTACCAGCCGACCCAGGACCCGGACCGATACACCTACGCGGCCGGATCCACCGCAGGCGGCCTGGTGGTTTATGACGGCCGGTTTGCCTTCTCGCACCACGGTACCGACCCGATTAGCGGCCAGCTCTGCAACGCCTTCGACCTGGTGCGCCTGCACCTATACGGGGCAGAGGACGAGGGCCAGGAAGACACGCCGGTCAACAAGCGCCCGAGCTACGGCAAGATGGTCGCCCTGGCCCTACAGGACAACCAGGTGAAGCTCACCATTGGCGAGGAGCGGCTGGCCGAAAGCCGCGCGGACTTTAGCCAGGAGGCCGGCGAGGACGAGGAGCTGGAGGAGAACACCGACTGGCTGAAGGAATTGGAGATGACGCACACGGGCCAGTACCGCAGGACCATAGAAAACATTGTCCTGATCCTGGAGAACGACCCGCGGCTGAAAGGCAAGCTGCAGCGCAACACCTTCACCGACAAAGAAGTGATCCGGGGCCAGGTGCCCTGGCGCAAGGTGACCCGCGCCACGCCGTATTTCACCGACAAAGACATCGTCGGGATCCGCCACTACCTGGAGCGCGTCTACGAGATCGACCACAAGCAAAAAACGCTGGAGGCGATCGAGGTGGTCCTGGGCAAACACAGCTACCACCCGGTGCAGGACTACCTGGACGGTTTGACCTGGGACGGGGAGGAGCGGCTGGACACGCTGTTGATCGATTACCTGGGCGCAGAGGACACACCCTACACCCGAGCGGTGACCCGCAAGACGCTCACCGCAGCCGTCGCCCGGATCCGCAGGCCAGGTACCAAGTTCGACTACGTCCTGACCCTGGTGGGAAAACAGGGCGCTGGCAAGAGCACCCTGATCAGCCGGCTGGGCGGAGAGTGGTACTGCGAGAACCTGACCACGGTCCAAGGCAAAGAGGCGGCGGAGCAGCTGCGCGGCGTCTGGATCCTGGAGATGGGCGAGCTGGCCGGACTGAAGAAAGCCGAACAGGAGATCATAAAGAACTTCATCAGCCGGCAGGAGGATAGCTACCGGCCCGCCTACGGGATCAAAAAGGAAACTTACCCCAGGCAGTGCATCTTCATCGGGACGACCAACAACGAGGACTTCCTGCGGGACGCTACCGGAAACCGGCGCTTTTGGCCCGTCGCGATCAGCGATGACCTGCGGATCGGTCAGCGGATCCACGCGGAGCTGACCAAGGACCTGGTCGCGCAGATTTGGGCGGAGGCCCAAGAGCGCTACAGGGAAGGAGAGACGCTGTACCTGGACGCGGAGACCGAAGCCGCAGCGCGGGAGATCCAGGAGCAACACCGGGAGCGGGACGCGCGGCACGACGCGGTGAAGCGGTACCTGGAGCAGAAGCTGCCCGTGGGCTGGGAGAACATGAACCTATACCAGCGCCGGGACTTTTTGAACGGCGACCCGCTGCAGGCAGAGGGCACCGAGACCAGGGACCTGGTGAGCGTGGCGGAGATCTGGCTGGAGTGCTTGGGAGGCCAACTAAAGGACCTGAACAGCCACAACACCAAACCGATACACGAGATCATGAGAACGATGCCTGGATGGCGACCGAGCAAGGGCAAGCGGATGGTTTCAGGAGGCTACGGAAAGCGCGCAGGATACATCAGGATCGGGTCCTTAAAACACGACTGGGACTGAAAAAAAACCGGACCAGGTGACCCCTAAAAACGGACCAGCTGGACCAGCAAAGCACAAAATTACACAAAATGACAAGAAGCAAAATGCCTACCTGGACCAGGACCGGACCAGCAAAAAACGACCCCACCTGGTCCGGGCCAAAACCAAGCTGGGCGTGCGTTTCAGGGTCATCGGACCAGGTGGACCAGCAAAAAAATAAAAAAAGGGAAAAAAGGGATTTAGGCAGAACGCGAGCCCGCGCGAGGCACCTGATCTGCCTAATACGCGTATACGCGTAAAAAAGCATTTTTTGCTGGTCCGGCAGGTCCGGGCCAAAAACTGACACGAAATGAGCGGAGAAAAGAAATACGAAAAACAGCTACGGGAGACGGTCCAAAAACTGGGCGGCAAGGCCCTGAAGTTCTGGTGCGTTTCCTTCACCGGATTTCCGGACCGGATGGTCCTGATGCCAGGCGGCCGGATCCATTTTGTGGAACTGAAAAGCCCGGACAAGCAACCAACCCCCAGGCAGCTGGTCGTGCACCGGCAGCTGCGGGCCTTGGGTTTCCCGGTGCACACGATCAATAACCAATTCGGACTTTTACAATTTTTAAACACGATTAAAAAACACGATCATGAGAGACAGACTACAAGAACTGACCGGCACTAACAACATCATCACGGACCAGGGCGACTACGTCGGCACGATCCCGGACGAGCGCTACCGCTCCCGGATCCTGGAAAGCTACAACAGCATCCGGGTGGCAGAACTGGAGGAGCGGATCGAGGAGCTCGAGGAGGACCTGGAGGGAGCAGCGGATGAAAGCACCGCGCTGAAAGATGAGATCAGCACCCTGGAAAACGAGATCAGCACCCTGGAAAACGAGATCAAGGACCTGCGCAGCGAGCTGGCGGAGTACGACGCCACGATTCGGGAGCTGCGGGAAAAACTGGCGCAATATGCCGACTAGATCCGACCTGCACCCCTACCAGATCCACGGGATCGAGCACACCGAGCAGCACCCCTACAGCGGGCTGTTCCTGGAGATGGGCCTGGGCAAGACGGTCATGAGCCTGACGGCCTGCGACGACCTGCTATACGACAGCTGCCAGATCGAGCGCGTCCTGGTGATCGCACCGCTGCGCGTGGCAGAGCACACCTGGAGCACCGAGGCCAGCAAGTGGGACCATTTGAAGCACCTGCGGATCAGCAAGGTCCTGGGCACCGCGAAGCAACGGATGGCCGCGCTTTGGCGCAAAGCGGACATCTACGTGATCAACCGAGAGAACGTCACCTGGCTGGTGGAATACCTGGGCCAGGGCCGGCATTGGAAATTTGACATGGTGGTGATTGACGAGCTGAGCAGTTTCAAAAGCCCGAAGGCGGCCAGGTTTAAAGCGCTGCGAAAAGTGCGCGGTCGGATCCGCAGAGTGATCGGCCTGACCGGCACCCCGGCACCCAACAGCCTGCTGGACCTTTGGCCGCAACTTTACCTGCTGGACCAGGGCCAGCGCCTGGGGCCGACGGTCACGGGCTACCGCAATCAATACTTTCAACCGGCGTCGACCTTCGGGATGATCGTGACCAAGTACAAGATCAGGAAAGGCGCGGCTGAGGAGATCCACCGAAAGATCGCGGACATTTGCATCAGCATGAAAGCCAGCGACTACCTGCAGCTACCGGCACGGATCAACGTCACGCACCCGGTCGTGCTGGGCGAGGAGCTGCAGGAAAGGTACGCGCGGTTTGAAGCGGAGCAGGTGATGCAGATCAGCGGAAAGGAGATCACGGCCGTGAACGCCGGAGCCCTGGTGACGAAGCTCCTGCAGTTCACAGGCGGCGCGGTTTACGCGGAGGACAAAGCCTGGGCCTGGATCCACGATAAAAAGCTGGACGTCCTGGAGGACCTGTACGAAGCGACGCTGGACGAGCCGCTGCTGGTGGCCTACAACTACCAGCACGAGGCCGAGCGGATCCTGGCCAGGTTTCCCGGATCCGTGCAGCTGAAGGGGCCGCAGGAGATCGACGCCTGGAACCGCGGCGAGCTGAAGATGATGATCGCGCACCCGGCCAGCGCCGGTCACGGGCTGAACCTGCAGCAAGGCGGACGGCGCGTGGTTTGGTACGGGCTGCCCTGGAGCCTGGAGCTATACCAGCAGTTCATAGCCAGGCTGGACCGCCAAGGCCAGACGATGCCGGTCATGAACCACCTGATCACCACCACGGGCACAATAGAGACCGATGTGAAGGACACGCTGACCGGCAAGGCCAAGACCCAGGACGACCTGATAAACGCCGTTAAAGCCCGGATCCGGGGCCTACAGGCACAAAAACAGACAGCATGAGCTTAAAAGAGGATTGCCGCTACGTAGCGGTGCTGGAGATCACGGGCGAATTTACGGTCCAAAGCACACCCCGACGACTGGACCGGGCGCTGTTGTGGATCCAGGAAAAACGGAAATTTCATAAACGCATCCTGGCCAGGAAAGCATACCAGATTTACCTACTGACCAGGGGCATAAACCAAGACCGACATGGGCAAACAAAAACAGCTAAAAAAGCTAAAACGGATGGCGGCAGCGCTGCCTTCTGAGACCGAGACACACACCGAGAGCATCGCCGCCACGGGCCGCGAACTACTGGCCAAAGGCATCAAACAGGTGAAGATGCCCACAGGCATGGAGCCCGTAAAAGCACACAAGACTTACAACCTGCGCGGCCAGGTGGACCGACCCGTGGACCACAAAGCCAAGCTGAAGCAGGCCTACCTGAGAGGAGGTGCCAGCGCCGTGGCCGACTACCTGAGAAACCGATTACCAACCGACAAAACCAACCAAGCATGAACGAGCAGCAACAATGGCTGGACGAGATGATCGATCTGGCCGAAAGCCTGGGCAAAAGCAACATCGACGCCGTGGTGATGAGCCCCGAGATGGCGATGGCGATCTTTCAGACGACTTTTGTAATTTCATACCGGGGCTACCAGGTCCTGGTCCTGGAGGGACGCAGAACCGAAATCATTTTAACCAACAAAAAAGCATTTCTTGAACATTTTACACCTGATTTTCCTGTTGGCCGCTACCCAACAACCGAGGGCGGACACCCTGAGACCGGACAACCACAAGTGGACGCCGGTGATCGAGCACAGGACGACCTGCAAGATCAGGACCGGGCCGTGGCAGCGGCGCGGGAGATTTTACAGACGGGTGCGGATCTGCAAACAGCACCCGGTGAAACAGAGCCAGTGCAGGTACCGGCCCTGGTGAGGATCCACGCGCACATACCGGAAAAACGGGAGTGGAGCAGGGACAAGATCGCGCTGATTTTGATCCTGGTCCTGTCCCTGCTGGTGGCCCTAAGCAGCTGCAGCACGGCGTCGGACCGCAACGAGCGGATCACGGTGGACTACCAGCTGACCACGGGAGACCATGGCCAGGGCACCTGGATCCTGCCAGACGACGCCCGGATCCTGGTGCGCACCGGCAGAGGCTACACCAACCTGGAATGGGAGGCGGGCGGCCTGACCGGGCTGCAGAAGGAAGGCGGAATCCTGAAAAGCAACGTCGTGGATTTTACCGTTAAACAGCGCACACCGACCAGGGAACAGCGAGAGGACCGGGAGATGAGCGGAGGCAGCGTGCTGCTGCTGGCCCTGGGGATCACGCTGGCGCTGGGCCTGGCGCTGCCGGTTTTGATTTACGTGATTGACAGGATAGACCCAGCGGAGACGATCAACCGCTGGGCCAATTTCGTATGGGACACGCTGGACCGGCTGACCGGACACAAGCGGGAGCTATAGACCAAAAAAAAGGGCCGGAGCAATTAAGCCCGGCCCTTCAAAACCCGATTCGATCATGAATGCAGGCCACGAAGATCGGGGAAATTCACAGTAGGTGGATAAAAAAAGTTTCCACAAACCGAGAAAGCGGCGTAACCTTACGCCCGATGGAGGTGACCAAGCTACCAATCAGCCAGGTTAAGCCGAACCCAAGCAACCCCAGGACGATCACGGACGCCAAGTTTAAGCAACTTGTGCAATCGATCCGAGACTTCCCGGAGATGCTGGAGTTACGGCCTATCGTCGTGGACGAAAACAACGTGGCGCTGGGCGGCAACATGAGGCTGAAAGCCTGCCTGGAGGCCGGACTAAAAACGGTCCCCGTGGTGCAAGCCTCCCACCTGACACCCGCACAACAGCAAGAATTCATCATCAAAGACAACGTCGGTTTCGGAGAATGGGACTGGCACCAACTAGCCGACGGCTGGGACCTGGCCAAGATCCAGGACTGGGGCCTGGACATTCCACCGATGGCTATCGAAGCCCCGGAGGTGAAGGAGGACGACTACAGCGTCCCGGACCAGATCGATAACGACATCAACCCCGGCGACATTTTCCAGATCGGACCACACCGTTTGATTTGCGGCGACAGCCGGCAGCCAGAGACCCTGGCCAGGCTGATGGACGGCGCACAGGCGGACCTGGTGCTAACGGACCCACCGTATAACGTCGATTTTGAGAACTGGGCGACCGGGATGAAGATGGAGAACGACAATATGAGCGACGCGGCCTTTTACGATTTCCTTAGTACAGCCTTTGCCGCGATGTTCGAGGTCACCAAGCCAGGAGGAGCCTGGTACGTCTGGCACGCCGACAGCGAAGGGCTGAACTTCCGGCGCGCTTTCGTGGACGCAGGACTGCTGCTGAAGCAATGCCTGATCTGGAACAAAAAGAGCCTGGTGATGGGCCGCAGCGACTACCAATGGAAACACGAGCCGTGCCTTTACGGCTGGAAACCAGGAGCCGCGCACTATTTCGTCCCCGAGCGCACCAACGCCACGGTGCTGGAGGACAAGACCGACTACAAGAAAATGAGCAAGCCGGACCTTTTACGCGTGATTGACGAGCTCCTGACCGGAGATATCAAAACCACGGTCCTGAACGCCGACAAGCCCCTAAAGAACGACCTACACCCAACGATGAAGCCGATCACCCTGATGGGAGAACTGATCAGCAACAGCAGCAAATATGGCCAGGTGATCCTGGACGCCTTCGGCGGATCCGGCAGCACGATGGTCGCCGCCCACCAGCTAAAGCGCAAAGCCTACCTGGTGGAGTTCGACCCGCGCTATTGCGCCGTGATCCTGGACCGGATGGCCAAGCTGGACCCGAGCCTTGAGATAAAACGAACAGGAGGAGAATATGAGTTTTAGCGACGCAGACAGGAAAGTGGCCAACGAAAAAAGCCTGGCGACGCGCAGAAGCAAAAGCAACGAGCTAAAAAAAGCCATGCTGGAGGCGCTGGAAAAAAGCCTTGGCGTGGTCACCCAGGCAGCAAGGACCCTGGGCATCGACCGCGACCAGCACTACAAGTGGATGAACAGCGACCCGAGGTACAAAGCCAGGGTGGAGGAGCTGCAGGAGGTGGCGCTGGACTTTGCAGAAAGCAAGCTGCACCAAAGCATCCAGAACGGCAGCGACACGGCCACGATCTTCTTCCTCAAGACCAAGGGCAAGAAACGAGGCTACATCGAAAGGACCGAGCTGGAGATGACCGGCCAGATGAGCGTAAACTGGGAAGAAACCAAAACATACGAACAACCGCATGATTCTGACAGTCAAACAGACCAAAGCGCTGGATTACCTGGAGGATCGGCAGACTAGGGAGCTATACTACGGAGGAGCAGCGGGAGGAGGCAAAAGCGCCCTAGGCGGGTACTGGGAGCTCAAAAACGCGATCAAGTACCCAGGGAGCAGGTGGCTGATGGGACGAGCGGAGCTCAAGAACCTGAAGAAAACCACGCTCCAGACGTTCTTTGAAGTGGCCAAAATGCAAGGGCTGAAAGCCGGGTTCCACTACCGCTACAGCAGCCAGGACAGCGTGGTCTATTTGCCCAACGGCAGCCAGATCATTCTGGCGGACCTTTTCGCCTACCCAGCGGATCCGGAGTTTGATAGCCTTGGGTCGCTGGAGATCACCGGAGCCTTCGTGGACGAAGCCCCGCAGATCACCGAGAAGGCCAAGAACATCGTCATTTCACGGATCCGCTACGGCCTGAAGCGATGGTGCCACACCTGCGGAGATCAGCGCAAAGCAACGGTCCTGGAGACCGACGCCAACGGAGAGCCGGTGCGGTGGATTTGCGGCCGAAAGCACGAGACCAGGGGCCTGATGCCCAAGATCCTGCTGACCGGTAACCCAAGTAAAAACTGGGCTTATTACCAGTTTTACCTGGCCAGCAAGGACAACACGCTGAGAGAGGACCGGAAGTTTATACAGGCCCTGGTGACCGACAACAAGCACGTGCCGGCAGAGTACATTCAGAGCTTGAAAAGCCTGGACAAAAACAGCCGGGAACGACTGCTGAACGGGAACTGGGAATACGACGACGACCCGGCCAGCCTGATCGACTACGACAAGATCCTGCAGGTTTTCAAGAACGATCACCTGCCGTGGGGCATCGGATGGCTGACCTGCGACGTGGCCAGGTTTGGCAAGGACACCACGGTCATCGGCGTCTGGTTTGGTTTTAGGGTAACCTTTCACCGCTACCAGGGCCTCAAGACGACCGAGGTAGCGGGCAAGATCCGGGAATTGCAGCGAAAGCACAAGATACCCAGCAACCGGGTCATCGTGGACGAGGACGGCGTGGGTGGCGGCGTGGTGGACCAGCTGGGATGCCAGGGTTTCGTGAACGGATCCAGCCCGATAGGCGGGGAGAACTTCAACCATTTGAAAAGCCAGTGCTACTTTAAGCTGGCGGAGCGGATCAACCAGGGAGGCCTGCTGATCCAGGAGGAGAACTACAGCACGAAGGCCCTGATCATAGAGGAGCTGGAGCAGGTAAAACAAGACAAGATGGACCATGACGGCAAGCGCCAAGTGGTCCCCAAACATAAAGTGAAGGAGTACATCGGGAGATCGCCGGATTACAGCGACGCCCTGATGATGCGGGAATACGGAGAGCTGGTCGGAGCGCCGGACTTTTTTATAATTTGACACAGGAACCATGGGCATAATTGACAGGTTAAGAGCAAAGCAGCAAGGGCCGGCCCCAGAGGCCAAAAGCCTGGATCCGAATACGGGCGGCGTCATGATTGGCACCATTCCGGTCGGAGCAGCCGCCCTGGGCACCTACGGCAGCGGAGCCTTCGTGAAGGCCTACCGGAGCAGCGCGGACCTTTACAGCGTGGCCAGTTTCCTGGTGCGCAAGATGGCCAGCATACCCTGGTACGTTTACACCCAGAACGAGGGCACCAAGGCCAAGACGGCCCTGCGCAAATACCAGACGCTGACCAAGGGCACGATGACAGACGCCGTCTTTCAGCGAGCCATGGTGGAGCGCAAAGCAGCCTACGACGAAAACCAGATCCTGGACGACAAGACCGGACTGGGACGCCTGATGGCCAGGCCCAACGACAACCAGGGCCAAGATCAGTTTTTTGAGGCGGCCTTTGGCTACCGGGTGCTGAGCGGCGAGGCCAACATCTGGGGAAACAGCGGCAAGGATCCGCAAGGCGAGATCGTGGAGATGCAGGTGCTACCTACCCAGTTCGTGGAGGACTACTACGACCCTAAGGACCTGTTCGGGATCCTGGGCTACAAGCTGAACGTCGGCGGATCGATCAACATACCGAAGGAGAACCTGCTCCGGTGGAAAAACTGGCGGCCGGACTTCGACGCAGCAACCAGGATCCACATGAGAGGCCTGTCGATCGTGGAGGTGGGCTGGAAAACCTACCTGATGAACGACTACGGCAGCGACGCCACGGCCAACATGCTGAAAAACGGAGGAGCCAAGGGAGCGCTGAGCCCCAAGGTGATCAACAACCAATACGCGAAGCTGGACCAGACGCAGCTGGACAAAGCGACGCACTCCGTGAACAAGCGGATCAACGGACTGGAGCACGCCAACCAGGTCGGCGTCCTGGCCAGCCCTTACGACTATTTGAACTTCGGCCTAAGCGCCACGGACATGGCCGTGATCGAGATCCTGAACCTGACCCTGGAGCAATGGTGCCGGATGCTGGGCCTGCCGCCCGTGCTGTTCAACACCGGCAGCATGGCCGACAACAACTACCAGAACGCGCTCAGGGACCTGGTGACCAACACCGTGGTGCCGATGCTGGCCAGTTTCAGGGATCAGCTCAACAAGTGGCTGCTGCCCCGTTTCAAAGCCGAAGGGCGCTACTTTATAGACTTTGACATCAGCGCCCTACCGGAGCTGCAGCGGGACATAGAGAAGCTGGTGAACAGCCTGGCGAAGGCCTACTGGCTGGAGGAGGACGAGAAGCGCGTCATGATGAACTACGAGCCGAAGGGCGGAGTTTACGCAACGAGCCACGTGCCAGGAGGACTGACACCGATCGAGATGGTGGGTCAGGATATCAGCATACAACCGGAGCCAGATGATGAGCCGGGAGTGGACTATTGAGGTGGAGGACCGCGGATGCGGGGATTGGCTGGCGTACCACATTTATGACCACAGCCGGCAGCGCAAAGGGGAGGTCTGGATCAAGTGGACGTGCAGCGCGGGCCTGGCGGAAATTATGAAGGACCATGAGAGACAAGCAAGACTGGCAGCTGGTTATGGCCCGTTTTCCCAGGCTAAAAACTGAGAAAACCTGCCGATTGGAGCGGGAAGCCAGGAACAAAGCAAGACTGAGCTATTACGAAACAATACAACGACTGAAGCATGAAAACGGTAACCATTTGGACCAAAACAGGCCTGAGATTCAGCTACGAGCTGCGCGGTGAGGAGGACAAGGTGGAACTTTACGCGGACATTTTACACGTTCGCGGCTGGGCCCACGAATACACGGAGATAGAGACCGACAGCGGCAAGATCAGGACGACCGACAGAGAGGAGAAAGTGGAGGCATTTACGACCTGGTCGGAGGTGCTGCATTACGAGATAGCAGAACAAACAGCATGAACAACAAGCAACGCCGGACATACTGGACCAAGACCGAGCGGATGCGGATCAAGCTGGAAAAGAAATATACGGCCCGGATCCAGCAAGCGCTGGACGACCAGGCGAGCTCTTTGATAACAGCGATAGAGGCCCAAGGCACGGGAGCGGTGAACCAAGTCCCGGTGCAGGACTGGGACCAACAGCTGAACGAGATCTACGCGGCCATGTTCCGGGAAACCTTCTGGACGTTCGCAGAGGCTACCTACCAGAGCCTCAAGAACACGAAGGCGACACCAGGCATGGGCCGCGCGGAGGACTGGACCATGTTCGTGCAGGACTGGCTACGGCAGAACGGCCTGAAGCTGGTGGTGACGATCACCGGGAACAGCAAACAGCTCTACCTGGACATCGCCAACCAAGCTATACGGGACGGCATCGACCAGGGCCTGGGCGCTCGGGAGATCCAGACGCTGATCACAAAGCGCCTGAAGGACCAGAACTACACCTACAGCGGCTACCGAGCGCTGAGGATAGCCAGGACCGAGACGATCAGAGCTGCCAACCTGGGCCACATGAAGGGCGCAGACGCGCTGCCTTTCCTGACGACCAAGACTTGGATAGCAGCCAAGGACACCAGGACCAGGCGCTCACCGGAGGACAACTGGGATCATTGGATCCTGGACGGCCAGACGATCGACACAGAGCAGCCATTCACAGCGGTGAGCACCGAGGGCCAGGAGATCCAGGTGATGCAGCCAGGAGACATCGACGCGCCGCCCGGGTTTACGATCAACTGCCGCTGCCGCGTGGCCTTTACCGGCAAGCGAGACAGCAACGGCCGGCTGATCATGAAACAACCAGGTGGCCAAGCGCCTCCTCCGATCAGCGCCACGCCGCCCGTGCAGCTGGTACCGACCGCGGAGCCGCCCAAGCCCAAGCCAGCACCAAAGCCGAAGCCCGCTGCGGACGTTTTCAAGCCAGGCAAGACAGCAGAGGAGACGGCAGACAACCTGACGACCTGGGTGGGCAAGTACAGCGGTTACAAAGCGGTGACCGTGAACAAACCGGCCGGCATGAGCCTGGAGGAGTTCAACCGCAAAGCCAAGGTGGTCGCGGAGCTTTACCAGCAATACCAGATGGACCAGGCGACGGCAAAGCGAAGCTCGGTGCAGATGATGTTCAGCGGCGGACCGACCTACTACGGGCAAGTGGAGCACCTGGCTGGTTTCAACGCGATGTCGCAGACCCGCGTGGATTTTGGGCGGACCACGGACCTGGGCGCTTACCGGACCTTTAAGCCAGGAGGCAGCATATTTACCAGGCCAAAAAGCGCGGTGGATCCAGAAAACGGCGAGTTTTCCACGATCGTGCACGAGTTCGCGCACGTCCTGTCGATCGACTACGCGAGCAACGTGGCGGAGACCGACAAAGCGATCAAAAGCTACTGGAAAGCGCTGGCCAAGGTGCGAAGGGAATACAAGAACGAGATGGTGGAAATTCGGGCCAACACGAAGCTGAGCGGAGAGGAGCGGCGCAAAGCGGCCTACGAGATCCACCTGGGAGACTACGCCGACGTGAACATAAACGAATTTATGGCCGAAGCCTGGACAGAATACCGGCTGAAGGCCAAGCCAAGCAAATACGCCCTGAAAGTAGGGGCCCTGATAGACAAGACCTTTAAACGAAAAAAGACCTGAGATGGAGACGATTAACCTGATTTGTTTCAATTGCAAGCACTTCCGCAAATACGTCGGAGGGTGCGACGCCTTCCCGGACGGCATACCCGACCGGATCCAGGTGGAGAACAAGCACGATGAGCCGCTGCCAGGGCAAGGAAACTCGGTCGTTTTCGAGTTCGGACAGCCGCAGGACCTTTTTGATGAGCAGGACTAAAACAAGACCATGATACCAGCGAGATACAACGTTTCAATTTGGCAAGGTGACAGCTGGCAGCAAGACTTCGACATTTCGGAGAACAGCGTCCCGGTGGACTTCACAGGGGCATCGGCGTCTGTTCAGATCCGGACGAAAGCGGCAGACGCAACGCCCGCTCTGGAGCTGACCACAGCGATCGCAGGCGGTCTGACCATAGCCGGCAACACGATCACCGCGGATAAAGTGATCGGGCTGGCCGCGGGAACCTACGTCTACGAGCTGACCGTCACTTTTTCAGCCGGAGCGGTGAAAACTTACGTGGCGGGCCAATTTATCATTTTAACCGATGGGTCAAAGCTATGAGTGTAACGGTCAACATAACGGAGCAGCCGGTAACGATCCAGACCGAGGTAGGGCCTCCGGTGGAGGTGAACGCAACCACACCGGCTGTTGAGGTGACCGTCTCCAACACGGCTGGGCCCCAGGGACCAGCAGGAGCCGACGGGGCGGATAGCACCGTGCCAGGGCCACAAGGACCGCAAGGGATCCAGGGGCCTGCCGGACCAGCAGGAGCCGACGGGGCGGATAGCACCGTGCCAGGGCCACAAGGACCGCAAGGGATCCAGGGGCCTGCCGGACCAGCAGGAGCCGACGGGGCGGATAGCACCGTGCCAGGGCCAC